AGCACTTCTAAAGTTCCAACTAAAGCAAGGGCCTTCTTGTATATTGGAAAGATGGCTAGCACTAAAATTACTGAAGCAGCCGCTTCTGGTGGGGGCGCTGATCTTATTGTTAAAGAAGAAGGCTCAAACATAACAACAGCCGCCTCAAGTATAAATTTTGTAGGCTCCAATGTTACAGCTACAAATTCTAGCAACAATGTTACAGTCACCATCACCGGAGGAGGGATTAACTATGCTAGAACTGCTGTTACTACAACAGTAACCTCTTCTGTTGATGATAGAATCTTAGGAGTATCGGCCACAGCCTCATTAGATATAAGACTTCCCTCTGCTGCGGGCTTTTCAAGCGGACAGTACTTTACAGTTAAAGACGAAGCCGGCAACGCGTCTACTCACAATATAACTATACGCGCAGCAGGGAGTGATACCATTGATGGACAGACGTCTGTGATGCTAGTGTCGCCACACGCGGCTGTTAATCTATATTCTAACGGGTCCAACAAATTCTTCATATATTAGGCATTTTCAAAACTCTTCCACTATTTATAATTGACGATTAAAAGAATCGAAACTTAATAAACATAAAACGGAGGATTTATTTATGGCTTATAAATTTCAATTAGGGAACGCAAAACTTGGCGGGTCCCTTCAACAGAATGGTGGTATTACTGGTACTAACATTCTATCAGGATCGCTTTCGGGATCCGGATTTGATGATAATGCAGCAGCTAACCTTGTTGCCCAAATCGATAACGGCGAAATCGCAATCGCAAAACTTGCCGCTTCAACAATTTCTGGGAAGGCTCTTGGTAATAACCTTGATGCTCTTACAACTGCTAATGATAGTGGGCTTGTTACTATTAGTTATAATGGCTCTGCCGCCGCCACACTCGCTGTCGAACTCAAGGCTGATGACGGTCTCGACAAAACCGTCGACGGTATCTTTGTAAAACGCAACGGAACATCAATTTCAGTGAATGCTTCGGGAATTTCAGTAAACGCTGGCAGCGTCGACCACAATTCTTTACAGAACTATGACGGCAACAAACACATTGATCACACTTCTGTATCAATGCAAGCAGGTAACGGTCTTACTGGTGGTGGAAACATCGCTGCGAATCGAAGCTTTGCAGTCGAAGTTCAAAACCAAAAAGGACTTGAGGTTGGAGCCGGTGGAGTGGCGGCAATCGCCCACGCTTCTGGATCGATTCAAATCAATGCAAATGGTATAGGAGTTAAGGCCAAACCAAATGGTGGTATTGCGCATTCCTTGGCCGATGGTCTAATCATTGAAGCTTCCAAAGTTACAGATGCGATGTTAGCTGGTAGTATTAGCAATGCGAAGCTTCAAAATCAATCGGTGACTATAGGCTCCACTGCTATTAATTTAGGAGCTACAGCGAATGATCTTCGCGGTATGCAAGGACTCCAATTTGATGCTGCTTCTAGAGTCATCGACATGACGGACTCTGCTCATGATGCTCATGCTAATGGTTTATCTATTAAATCAGGGAAACCAACCGCCGGAACTACTAACAATAAAAATGGTGGTAACTTGACTCTTGAAGGTGGTCAAAGTAAAGGAACAGGTACTGGTGGTTCTATTCAATTTAGAGTGGCCACCGCAGCAGGTTCCGCTGGATCTGCATTGAACGCCACAAACCAAGCAATGATTATCACTCAAGATAAGAATTGTCAAATGGCGGGTAACCTTACTGTTGATGGAGACCTTATTGTTTCTGGTGATACTGTTACTATGAATGTCGCTAATCTTGCTGTTGAAGATAACCTCATTGTTATTCGCAACGGCGCTGCTGCTGCTGATAATTCAGGTATTCAAATTGGTACTACTGGAACTCCAGTTACACTTAAAATGTCTGATTCTGCTGCTAACTTACAATCTTCTGTTCCTTTGAAAGCTTCGTCTTTTATCGGGGCGTTAAACGGTAATGCTAATACTGCAACTGCCTTGGCCAATGCTCGTACCATTGGTGGCACGTCCTTTAATGGAACTGCCGACATCGCAGTCGCTTTGGCTGGTCGGGCAACACAAGCGACGATCACTGATACTGAATCAACTGCTGCTGAACATGCGATTGTTTTTACTAGTGCCCTCGCTGGTGGTAATGTTGATCTTAAAAGTGATGGTGATATCACTTACAACCCCGGTTTGAATGGCGGAACTTTAACTTCTCCAAAGTTTTCTGGAGATGGATCGGCGTTGACCAACGTTCCGGGTTCTTCGACAGTTTCTGTCGCTGATGAAGCGACTGATACTACATGTTTCCTAATGTTTGGAACTGCTGCTACTGGTGCGCAAGGTATGAAGTCAAATGCAAACTTGACTTTTAACTCTTCAACTGGAACGTTGGGTGCGAGTGAATTTGATGGAAGCATAAGAGTGGCCAAAAAAATGAAAGCTCCGTCAATGTTCATCAACCAACAAGGTGGTTCAGCCCCGGCATGGGTTAGTAATGCTTATACGCTTGATACAAATAGCATCAAGAACTATTATGTTTATTCTAGTTCTCATGCTAATAACGATCAATTCAACCTTACCGCAAAAGCTGGTCAAGATGGAAGGATGCTCATCTTTAAAAATGGACATGCTTCTAACGCGATGCGAATCGACGCCAACGGTTCAGAGGAGATTGAAGGTGCAGACGCTTTTATTACTCTTGAAGCCGGTGGTGCTCTTACCCTTATGTGTATCGAATCTGGTGGTGATGCTGGATGGTATGTCCACTAGGATATATACCATATTATATTTTATACAAACCCGGGCTTTTGCCCGGGTTTTCTATTTATATAAAAGGAGTTTATTATGGCTTACAAATTTTCAAAGGGGACAAGAGGTCTCGGAGATATTACATTTGAGGATGATGCCGATACCGGCATAGATTTTGAACCAGATACTATAAAACTGGAGACAGGAGGTGCTGAGCGCCTTGTGGTTACAAACACCGGCGCAGCGGTGACCGGAGACATCTCCGTTACAGGAGAAATAAAAACACCAAAAATTTCTTTTACAGATGGTGACGATGCAATAACCATCGAAGATGGCGGCTACCTGAAGGTCAATGCTGGTATTAAATACAACCGTAGTGTGCAGGTAGGCACCACCGTCTCCCCCTCTGCATCAGGAGGTAATCTCGACGGTGGTTGGATTAAATTTGCAACTTTTAATTGCCCAGGAACGTCTAATTTGGACACGGCTGCTTCCACTTTTTTAGTTACTTTGGCTGGTTTCGAATCAAGTTCTAATAGAAAGATAAGTGGTCTTTTTATGGTTCACGCAAGGTTTACCAACAACAACGCAGGCAATGGGAATGGAGCCTCTGACTATTATGATTCAGACGGTACTTATCTTTATTGTGAGCCGTGGAATGCTGATCAAATGTCCGGAACCGGAGCAAATGCGCCGGCTGATTTTGATCCCGCAACGGATTTATTGATGATTTTTACAAACGACGATACAACTCCCGTTGTTGACTTGTATATAAAAGCTTGTGCCAAGGATAAGATTTGTTTTGTAACTCATCTGGGCTCTTCTTCCGACACTTCCTCTACTGATGCTGGGTGGGACATTAACACTGGGCAATCGTGGTCAGCAACGGAACCTGCGGCTCCCGGCGGCAGCGTCAAGAAGACCGGGACTTGGGTATCTAAGATTTTTTCCAATGCTACTATCAAGGAAACCTTGACTGTGAAGGACACGCTAGAGACCAAGGCGGTGAAAGTACAGGTGAGAGATGTGGACACCACTTCAACTATCCAAACTACAGATTATGTTTTACGATGCATTCAAACTTCAGATATTACCCTTACTCTTCCCCCGAAAAGCGGTAATGCTGGAAGAATTTTGATATTTAAAGATATAAACGGGAACGCTGGATCTCCTAGCAGCCACACTGTTACACTCGATGGAGATAGCAGTGATACTATCGATGGCTCAGCGACTTATGTGGTTGACGCTAACAAAGAATCTGTTACATTAACCTGTGATGGTATCAATGGATGGATGCTTACTTCTAGAATCGTGCCTTAAAATAATTCTAACTATTGACCTGACATAATAATAGTGGCGTTTTCTTCTAAAGACCACTATTTATTGTTGATAAGTTATAATCCCCAGGAGAACACTGAATGTCGACTATGCTGGAACAAGCAATCGTAGATGCAAAGGCGTTACGAGAAGCGGCTCTTAAAAATGCTGAGCTAGCTGTAATTGAAAAATACGCGCCGGAAATTAAATCTGCGGTAGAGTCCCTCCTTAACGAAGGCCCTGAAACAGAAGCAGAAGGATCCATCGCCTCTTCAGTCGAACTGCCTTATGCTGCGCAGCCGCAAATAGATTCTGATCAAGAAGTTGAAATGTCTTTTGATTTTGAATTTGATCCTGAAGATTTTCAAATTGATTTAGAAGACCTAAAAGCTAAAGCTGAAGAAGATCCCACCTCTGGTGGTGAAGAACAGGAAGGCCCTGGTGAAATCCTTGGTGATCTTGATCTCGGAGGAGATGAAGAAGAACCCGAAGCGGAACTTGGTGGGGATGAAAGTGGTCTCGATGACCTACAATTACAAGAATTATTAAATATGCTTAACACAGCAAGTCAAGAACTCGTCGAAGAAGAGTTGGTTGTCGATGTTGGCGAAGCAAAACACGGTTGGAATACCACCGCTGCTGGAACCCGTGGATACGAACAAGAACTTGAGTTAGCCCGTATGGAATCAACCAAGTGGAAAGAGGAAAACGAAGCTCTTGTGAAAAGAATTAAAGAATTACAAAAAGAAAATAAAAACTTTGCGAATGCAGTTTTGGTGTTGAACGAGAAGCTTAACCAGTCTATCCTTTCGAACGCTAAGCTAATATATAGCAACAAAATTTTAGGTGATGCCTCCCTGAATGAGCGACAAAAAATAAAAATTGTTGAAGCCATTGCCAAATCCAAGACGGCCCAAGAGGCCAGATCTCTCTACGAGACTCTTAAAACTACAGTGGGAACTAATATTAAAAAAGGTCCAAAATCACTGAGTGAGTCAGTAAGTAGAAAGTCTAATCTCTCGGCTATCTTACCCCGAAGAAAGCAAGCACAGCAGACCCCAGCGAATGATTTTGCTGGACGTATGCAAAAACTTGCTGGAATCAAATAATATTTATTTATTTAGGAGGTACATCAAATGTCTAATATTATTGAAACTTTAACTGAAGGTATTGTCAATCGTAACATGGCTGCTGAAGGTAAAGCTCTTCTCGACAAGTGGTCCGCCACTGGTCTTCTCGAAGGACTTGAATCTGAGCACAAACGTTCTACGATGGCTCGTCTTCTTGAAAATCAAGCCAAGGAACTTCTCCGTGAGAGTTCGTCTTTGGCTGCTGGTGACGTAGCAGGTTTTGCTGCCGTTGCTTTTCCCATTGTTCGGCGTGTATTCGCTGGACTTATTGCTAACGATCTCGTTAGCGTTCAGCCCATGAGCTTACCCTCTGGTCTGATCTTCTTCATGGATTTCGTGTATTCAGCGGACTTTAATACTACCACCGCTGCTAACGAAAGGTTTGGTAATGAAAAGGATAAATCGATTTACGGTACAACGGAAGTCGGTTCGCAAATTACCGGTGGTGTTAACATTGTTGACGCTACATCCAAACAGACTGTCGGTATGCGACAAGCTGTTGGTTATGCATACGGCTCAGCCCTTGGCGAAGTTGATTTAGTCTCCGCTGGAGTCACAGGCACCTATTTTAAAGATGCTTGGCTTCTTGATGGCTCAGTTTCTGAAGCAAGAAAGAAGTTAATTATGAATGACCCAGATCTCTTGTCCATTACTGATAGCGGTACTTTTGTTACTGTTATCGATGTTCAGCTATCGGCTCTAGGTTCAGGCGAAGGCGATCTTGATTATGATAACCTTTCTGCTTTCTCTCTTGAGAATTGCGATTATGGCTCATCTCTTGTTAACCCTTCGGCTCTTGAGACTCTAATTGGAATCGCTGCTCCTAATGCGAGCGGTGAATACATTCATCAAGTTCGTCGCTTGACTCAGAAGGTTACTGCTGCTGAAGCTGCAACAACTGGTGCTGCTTTGAGGCTTATCTTTTCGTCAAATGACTCGGCTGGTCTTCTTTCTCTGCCGACCGCCGCTGGTCTTATGGCTGATGCTACTATGGAAGCCCCTGTGAAGGATGATATCAATGCTGTTTCAGGTGTTCCTGGTGCCGTTGTGGGCGACTTGTTCGCGCTTGAAGGTACTGGAGACATTCCAGAAATCGACATCAAGGTAGATAGTATTGCTATCACAGCGCAAACCAAGAAGCTGAAAGCCAAGTGGACCCCTGAATTAGGGCAAGACTTGAATGCTTATCATAACTTGGACGCTGAAGTTGAGTTGACCTCGATTCTTTCTGAGCAAATTGCTCTTGAAATTGATCGTGAGATCTTGGCTGACCTTGTGAATGGTGCTAAGGCTGGTACTTATTACTGGAGTCGTTCTCCTGGTCTCTTTGTTCACAAAGTGACTGGTCAAGAACTGGGCGCTACTGCTGCTGCTCCTGACTTCACCGGAACGGTTTCCGAATGGTATGAGACTCTGATTGAAACTATGAATGATATCTCTGCTCAGATCCATCGTAAGACGCTTCGAGGCGGCGCAAACTTTTGCGTTGTTTCCCCTGAAGTTGCTAATATCCTTGAGTTTACTTCTGGATTCCGCGCTTCTATTACCGCTGATGCGGATAAAGGGACTATCGGTGCTGTTAAAGCAGGCTCTCTGAGCCGTAAATGGGATGTGATCGTTGATCCATACTTCCCTCGAAATATAATTTTGATGGGACGTAAAGGTTCTTCTTTCCTTGAGTCTGGTTATGTATATGCACCTTATGTGCCGTTGCAAACCACACCTACCATCTTCGGACCAGAGGACTTCGTTCCTCGCAAAGGAGTTATGACTCGTTATGCGAAGAAAATGGTTCGTCCTGATATGTACGGTGTTGTTATCGTTCGTGGACTACTTGGAGAATCCGGTTCCTAGAATAACGTAAGTTATTAATATTGACCCCCTTCCAGAAATGGTTGGGGGTTTTTGTTTTTTATGGACTATTTATTAGTGATCACGCGATAACCGCGTAACGTATTAAAAGGAGATATTAATATGGCTAAAGTAGGAAGAGCGTCAAGAAACGCATCTTATAAAAGAGTGGAGACATTAACTGCTTCAAAAACCATCACTGACGCAGAGTCCGGTGAGCTTTATTTTATTGGCGACCTAGGGTCAGGCATCGACATCACGCTGCCGAGCTTGAAGGCAGGGGCTTATTTTAAGTTTATGTTTACCGAGGATTTCGCCAACAATTCGAGCGAAGTTGATATTCTTACAGCAGGTGCTGCTGGGACAATACAGGGTATGGTTCAAATTGGTGAATTAGATGCTAGCGGAATGTCTTATGCGCTAGATGCTGGAAGCGCTACCAAGTGTACAGTTGATGGTAACCCAGATGTCAATAAGTGTTCTTTCTTGGAAATCGAGTGTGATGGAACCAACTGGTATGTAACTGGTAAAATTATAACCGATGCTGGTAGTACAGCCACTCTCGTCTTCTCGTTTGATGCGTAAGAGGTGATTAATGGGTCGAAAAGCTAAACGTTTAAAATTACAAGCAAGGATTAAAAGGTTGACTGTGGAAGCAGATCAGCCTATTCCTGTTGTTTCGAACTCTGAAATGCAGGAAAAATTAAAGGAAGAGAAGATTGATGTCGCTCCCGACACAAATTTT